TGGGACAGTAATTTGAATCCAAACATCTGGTTGGGTTTGAATTTGAGGATAAGGATAAATATTATCTAATATTTCTTTATCATCAGGATTATTAGCATCCAAAGCTCCAAATGGAGTTGAACCCCAACGCTGTGGAATAATTTTAACTTCATATTTTTTAAGTCTAAATAAAGACTTTAATACATCTCTTGAACGTGCTCCATATCCACTGAATGTATCTGCGGGGCAGCTGACTATAACTAATGGTTTTGACATAACTTAGTACAATAATTTGTGACGTAATTTTTTCTTAGGGTAATTTGATATTTTAATAAATTCGAAATCTTTTCTTGGTTTGAATGTTTTAAGAGTCTGATCAATGTATTTAATTACATTTTTACACATCCAACGAGCAGACATCATTGATTCATCACTAGTAACCCATGTACGAGCTGATTGGCCACGTTTTTCTCTTTCTTCAGGGCCTAACTCATAAACTTCTTGGATTGCTTTAGCTAGATCTCTAAAATCTAATCTATCATCCCAAATATATGGAGTTGGAACTGAACCAACAAGTGAACTATTACTTGGAAATACTGGTATTGCCCACTCACCACATTTTTTATATGTTCCAAAGTGATTTGAACAAAAATCAGGGTTAAATTTAACCCATTCACCATTTTCATCTTCAAAACGCATTTGATCTTGCATACCACCAGTTACTGTAGCAATAATCATTTTTCCACACATCATTGCTTCGGTTAATGATAATCCCCAACCTTCATTTGATGATGGTAATATCGTAACATCAGTTAAATTAAATATTAAATTTAAATCCTGAGAAGATATTCTATCTGGTGAGAATAAAATGTTAGTATCATCAGATGCTATTAAATCTCTAACAGCATATAGATCAGTACCATTTTCATCAATTGGTTGAGTATGAAGTAACAATGCTACTTTATCTCTTTTTTCTTTAGGTAATCCTTGAACAAATAATTCAAAGGCTACAATTAAATCAGCAGTACATTTACGTCTAATATTTCTAGCATCAAAGAAAGCAACGAAATCATATTCTTTACTTCCAAACGCTCTTTTCTTCATTTCCTGTAATTTAGGAAACTCAGAATGGTTTTTATCAATAGGGAAAAATAAATTTTCATTAATACCATGAGGTACATAACCAATTACTTTATCCTTTGCTTTATCACCTAAAACAATCCTATTAATATTTTCTGTTTGTTTACTAATGGCAAGCAAGGTATCACATGACTCATAATACGCCTCATTATATAATGGAGCAGGTAAGTCGTCCCAGATATTTAAATAAATAAATGGTAATTGTTTTCTAAATTCATTTTCAACTTGAAATAACCAAATCCAATAACGAGGATCTGTAAAAAACATAATTGCATCCGGTTTTTCAAATTTAATAAGATTTCTAATTAAATCTGGTGTACCATATCCTGAAATAGGGTAAGCCATTACGTAAGCATCTTCGATGCCATTAAATTTGTTAGTATCAGCACTAATATCAACACGTTTTCCTTCTTCAGGATGTTTTATAGCTGATGCAACGTGAGCCCAATTATAATGATGGGAAGTGCCTACTACAATTTCTCTTGCCATTGTTGCGATACCAGAAGTCATTCTAATATCATCACACAAAAATAAGATCTTTTTCCTTTGTGGTTGTGGAATATAACCTTCTTTCATTAACCTAATTTTAATTGTTTAATTAATCATTATTAACAGCAACGTTTTTTTCTAAATTCAAGTTGCTGTGGTTGTGTACTTGTTTTCTAAATTCTTCACTTGTAAGATATAAGTGCATTGCTCTATCTGTTAATTTTTGAAGTGAAAACTTAGTGCGTACACATGCAACTTTGAATTCATCGAACAAGTGACCGTGTACTTTAACACTTGTTAGTTGTAACTTATTTTTTTCCATAGCCGATTTTGATATAAATATATACACATCTACAAAAACTATGCTACTTCAAAAAATTTCTTTTGAGGGATATTTTTATCACATAAATCGGGTTTATCATTAAATGGACACCATGTACAAGAATCTTTACTTACATTTTTGGGATGTTCATGGTCTCTATAAATTCCATCTTCATAAAATGCTTCGCTCAAAAATTCTTCAAAGTGAGTAACTATTTGCTTACGCTTAATTTTACCACTAGCTGGAGCCCACATTTGTATCCTTGGAATTGTATAATCCTCGTTTTCCCAAATTTTACGTTTAACAATAAAATACTGAACATCTACTTTATCAACGTCCAATTTATATTGTTTAGCAAAAAATTCTTTATACAATAATATTTGAGATATAACCGATTCGTCTTTTTTCTTTTTATCATTCCATCCACTACGAGATGTTTTGATATCATAAATAATTACTTTATCTAAATCCATGTCGTATAAAACCAAATCAATATAACCTTTAAGGAATATATTTTTAGTTAAACCAACCATCAATGGCATTTCAATACCTAATAACCTAACATTACGTGTTGAAAAATATTTATTTCTATTTTTCTTAAACCAATCAAGTATAACACATCCATCTTCAAAAAATTCTTTCATTTCATCGGGTGATGAAAAATGTGTTTTAACTTTATTGTATTCTTCTTTATAAACAGTTCTAAATCTCTCATTAAAGTAAGCTACAATATCCACTCTATCAGCAGCAGCACCACTTTCAGAATACATTATTTGAAAATAATGCTGTAATGCCTCATGCATGGCAGTTCCAAACACTGTATGAATTGAAGCTTGATAGGGTGCTAAATTCTTAATGTATTGTAAATACCAATGATGTGGACATTTTCTATATATTGAATACTGAGAATATGAGACACTATTTTGGTAACTGTGATTTATTTCAGGTAACTTAGTTTCTTTAATTAATTTTTCAATATCTGTAAGTTTTTTCTTAGCCATATATTTGTCTTATCTTCATTCCTAACTCTGCATTGTTTGGATGCTTCTTAACCAAGTCTTGAACTGTGTTTAATGTTGTTATTTCTTTTTTTAAATACTGGGCTAAGTCAAGAGCTTCTTCATATGCATGTTGAAGCATATTTTGATGATTATTATTAGCTAAGGTAGTACTGTATTTATCTAACCCTCGTTTAGCACGAGCAGTTAAATCTTCCATTACTTCCCAAGTAACATCATCTTTTGGACGTTCTATTGTTTTGTTTACTTGGAGCATCTTTTTTCTTTTTAGTTTTTTTAGCAGCCACATAACCTTGAGTTTCGTTAAAGGTACGCTCTATTTCTTGCTCCTCCAAAAGAGGAAGCACATCAATAATTTCACGTGTACTACACATATAGTACTTTGATAATGCATTTACCTGTTCTTGATTAATTAATCTATTTGATTTGACATAACGAAAAAATGATTTGCTTTTTGGAAGCAACCCACAATAAAATTCATATAATTTGCGTTTAGGCAAAACATATTTCTGAGCGATATTGACTATATCAATATACTCGCGTTTCATTGAAATAAATCTACTAACCATATAAGGATTAAATGATTCCTTATCAGCATCAGTAAATCCATTCCAAGAACGCTTTGATGATGTTATTTCGTTTAACCAATCAAAAATTGTCATTATTCAGCAATTGGTGTTCTTAATTCTGCAGGGATAAATTCGTCATTTACATGTCCACACTTTACACAATAAAAGGTAGGAATTGGAATAATACCATCTTGAGCTGTGCCAGTTAAAAACTTAGATGCTTTACGAAGGATAGTACCTTCTTGAAAAACATTATTTTCACACTTCTCACAAACGAGAGGGGTTGTTTTGTCTAATGAAATGTTGAGTTGAACTCTTTCTTGTGACATATTAAATTGTTGTTAGTTTAGCAATGCAGCCCATAAAATTAATTTCTTTATCTGGGGCTGTTACAGATTGAAATTGGTATTCAGCTATAGTAATAATAAATTCAGGGTCATCGTGTTTATCAAATAACATTCTGTATAAATTATTAAAATCTTTTATATTATTATCTGCTACAATTTGTCTAATAGTAGCAAATGCATCTTTTCTATCCAATGCCTCTGAAATCTGTTGAGGATAATTTGCTTCTCCAACATTAGTCGATATTAATTTACTATTTCTAATTGAACCCTGAATTGTGTTAAGAGCACGTCTAATATCCGGGTAAGTTTTTTTAACTATAACGGATAAATCTTTGGTATCAAACGCAACAGATTCCTTATCTAAAATGCCAGCTAAATGTTTGGCCATTTGTTTGATTGGAGGAGAGCTCAGTTCATATAACGTCAAACGCGATTGAAGCGGCTCAATAATACGCTCAACAAAATTACACGTAAAAATAAAACGTGTATTACCACTAAATGATTCGATAATATTCCTTAATGCTGCTTGTGCGTTGATAGTAAGAAAATCCGCTTCATCCAATATAACAATTTTAATTGGTTGGAATGTAGCGGCTGAGGCAAACTGTTTAACAGTTTCTCTGATTGTATCAATACCATTTTCATCACTACAATTAATGTAGATGAAATCGCATTGTATATTTTTTACTATTAGTTTAGCAGCTGTGGTTT